ACAGACTGGATTTTGCGCCTGTTCCAACGCTTCAGCTTTCCTTCCTTGATCTGCCTGCTTATATCCGCTCCCGGTCTTTTGTACAACTTTGGATTTTCACGGTACATCCGCTCAACCGACTCCCTGCTGTACAGTGTATAAGACGTGTCAAGTTTCGATCCTTTTTCTACTTGGAAAGTGCCATAGTTGTGGTTCAGTGCATAAACCTCTGGCCTGTATCCATTGGCGATACTCTGAGATATCTTTGCCACATTAGCATAGTCCTCCGCAAGCGTGTCACGCATCTCATTCCACCGATTGCCTATAAGAATCTGGCCTGTACGCCATTTCTTATACTCTTCAGCAGTTTTTTTGCCGTCCTTTACCCAACTTTGCCATATATCGTCCTTCGTGGCGAACCTTGCAAAATAGTCATCCGCTTTCTTGGAGATTTCTTTGTGAGCCTTCTTGTATTCCTTGGATATTTCCTTCTCGATCTTCTCTATAATGTCATCTGTCTGCTTGTGGGCTATATCCATACGCTACGCCTCTTGCTCTGGCTGTTCCTCCGCCATTTCTTCCAGTGCCGCTTCCCCCTGCGGTTCTCCCTCTACGTCAAGGTCAGACAAATCAAGCTCTTCCTTGTCCATCTGCTTCAGTATATCTTCCGCCTGATCTGCGTCACCAAGGATAAACAGAATCTTTCTCGTCACATACTCTTCTGGCAGGTACTGAGCTGCCTGCAACAGCGTTGTGATGCTTTCCGCCTGATTTATCAACATTGACCTCTGGAATGTGGCTTCGTCATCAATCCCTACAATTTCCATGAGATTGTCAAGGAAGTCCGTTACCATGTACTCATAGTCATCAGCCTTGCTGTTCATCCCTTCATACGCCGCCTTGATCTGAGCCGTTACCACTGATCCTGATTTGATCTCGTCTGTGTTTAATGCCTGATAGTCCCTGTAAAGATCACGTTCAATACGGTCAAGCAGTGCTTCCCTTGCCGCATATGGTATCTGTATCGTTTGGGCTGATATATCCTGATCTCCGTCTGCAGAAGCAATCTTATTCTTTATCAACCGATCAAGGAACTGTACAAGGTCTTGACTATCCATTCCCCCTGCACCCTTGACAATCCAGTAAATCTGTGCCGTGTCAAGGTCATTTTCAAATCCATTCTTAATCAGGTCATAAGCATCAATGCCATCACGTATTCCAACCAATTCACTCTGATGTTCTTCATTCGCCCACATTGGGATGATGGGGAAGTTCGGATAGTTCTGTGTATCAATGATCTCTTCGCCTTCAGCCTGATTCACCCTCTTAATGATCTTATAGCTTCTCTTTGCATGAAGTATTTCTCCATCAACCTTCTCTCTGGTGTTCCAAATGTAATCCGTGTATCCGTCTTCCTCATATAACGTTGCCCTTAATGGTTTGGTAGAGTCAATCTGCCAGAACCTAACGCCTGATCGGAGAGAGCCGTTTTCCTCATCAAATAGTGGTACAAACTCTGTAACCTTGAAAACCTGCAGATGGTCAAGATTCCAGAAGCCAAAGGCAACACCACCGATCAACGCTGATTTACCTAACTTCTGAAGCTGTGAATCAAACTTCTTTCCTAACTTGTCAGCAGTATCATCTTTGTTCCACATCGCTCCGTTTGATAAAAGATATTGGTTCTGCTGACGGACAAACCTTGAAAAGAATCCGCTTACTACCTTGTGATTCGGTGACCATTCATCAAGGATTGTTCTACCGCTTGCCGTAGTCAGGGTCTTTTGGTAATTGACAATCGTTGTGTTCTGCTTTCTGTAATACTGATCCGCAATATCTGCCACCTTATACAAGTCGCTGTTCTGATGATCCTGAATCGCTTTCCGTACAAATTGCATCCTGTCCTTATCAGTATCGGGGACTTCTAATAAATCTTGATATGTAAGTGCCATCTTTCTTTCTCCTTATGCAAATATGCTGACCCCCTCATTGAACCTGTTTCTTGTTGCAAGTCTCATTGTCTTGCAAAAATATCGAGTATCATCCATCGCATGGTCATCGACTTTTATCGGCTTGTCCTCGGCCGACTTATCATCCCAAACATAGCCTTGGACTTCTTTTATCCAGTTTTTGCACTTTTTTGAAACCCTTATTTTCCCAGTCTTCATACAAGTTGCCGTCTCTCTAATACCATCAGCCACAGCATTGTCGGCACTGACAACCCTGTATTTGCCTCGTTTCCTCAGCAACGCAATGAATGAAGCCGCAGAAGGATCAATTATAGTCCGTATCTTTTCATCCTTGTATACATCCTTTATGAATACATCAAGGTCATTTGCATACTCTTCGTCCGTCTTTTGAACGCCAACTTCACGGCCTGAATAATAATATTCCTTAATCCGATACCAAACATTGTCATAAAGCCCCCACAGTCCTGCCGAAAATGCATTCTGCGTACCGTAGTCAATTGACAAGATGTATTTCTTTGGTTTGATCTCCTCGCCTTTCTCATCAACCGTTTTCGGCTCTCCGATTACTTCGTTATACATAGGATATATCAACCCTTCTGCCAGAGTCCATTCGCCGTTGATATATCTTCCGTAATAAACCGTTCCCGCATATTCTTTACAGAGATCATCTACAAATTTCTTCGGCAGGAAAGGATTGTCGAAAATCGTATACTTTTGAACATAAGAGTCTATATCTGGCCTTTCAATAAACTCTTTCAACCAATGATTCGGAGATTCTGGGTTGCACGTTCCATCAAAGCAAGAGTACGGCTTGTCGAGACGGGACTGCAACATGGCAAACACTTCTTTGTTCCACTTTGCTATTTCATCACCGTAACAATACTTAATCGAAGAACCCTGTATCTTTGATACCTGATTAACCTTCTCCGCACCTAAACAGTAAACAGGAACACCACATACCTGTGCAATGTTCCTGCTGTTAATAGTTCCCACAATAGCGTCCGTCCATATCTCCCTCATCGGCTGAAGAACATTTCTCTCTATCGTTTCCTTCGACACGCCAAGGATAACATTAAGACCGCTCTTGTCCTGCAAAGCTCTGAGCCTCATCGGCACTATAACAGCCACATCCACGTATGATTTTCCCGAACGGACTGCACCAATCTTAAACCCCCAACGATTATTCGATTTTCTTATATACTCAGTCTGTTTTTTGCTGAACTGCATTATCGTAAATAGTCTTTAATATTTGATCCAACTTGTTCAGTGCCGTTTCGTCCCTTGCTTCTGGCTTGTCTTTCCATTTTGAAGGAAGCCTGTTTTTGAGCCAGAATATTTGGTTTACAGGATTAGGTTGGATATATATTTCCTCGTCAACATATTCAACTTTCTCTTCGACTATCTTGCCTTTTCCTGCAAGCTGTTTTTCAGTCTTCACCTTTATCGGCTTCTTAACAGTCACCGTATACCCAAGAGCCATCTTCAAAGTAGCATTTTCAACCTCTATATCAACAGGTGCTTTTCCCTTTTTTAGGGCATTCACAATTTCTGGAAAATCCTTCTTCCATCTGCAAAAGGTTGTTTCGCCAATACCTATCTTGTGTTCTGCTATTTGCTTATCAGTCAGGCCATCTCTTGCCCAACCTTCAAGACGCAAAAGGTTATCAGGCTCCGTCCATAGAATGGCATCGCTTTTTCTCCCCATCTAAATCAATCCCCATTCTGCCAGTCCTTCGAATCCGCCAATGGATTCAACATACTTCCTTGCTATCTCTACTATTTTCGAAAATGGCTTTCCGTCCACTTCATCGTCGCCAATCGCACAGCACAACCTGACAGGCCTGCCTGTTGCTTGCGCTTTAATGTGAGCATATATATTTACAGAAACATCTGCTTTTGACAGGTCTTTTCCATGAAGGCCTCCACCTGTTACTGCATCTCCCATGTCTGATCCGAGTTTCCTGTTAGTTGCCCCCGTATCAACATCGGTTCCTCCTGTCCAATATCCAAGGGGGTTAATAACAACATCTCTCACAAGCTCTTGTGCATATGTCAGTTTTCGTACATCTTCCTCTTTGGCATTACTTTGGCAAATGATCAGTTTATCCGAAGAGATAACACACTTGCCGTCATATGGATGTTTTTTATAAATCGCCCTTGTAATAGCCGACAACTCTTCTTGTTCTGTCGTAACAGGAACTCCACAAAATATTCCGTTATCGCCACATCTGATTTCATCGCTCTGATTCTTTGCCAGACGAATATCCTGAGCGTATTGTTTAATGTTTACTACTTCAATTTCTTCGCCTGCAATCCTCCTCACGGCTTCGCAAATACCATCTTCATCAATTACTACCGATGTCTCGATAATGATGTTGCAATATCCATGGCCTATCAGCACTTCTACTGCGATCTTCGGATTGTCTTCTTTTTCGTATGCCAGATCAACGATTGCACCTGCTATTCTATCCGCAATTTTGTCTGGGTGGCTTGGGTTTACTTTTTCGAACATTATTCCTCCTTAAATTAAGGTGTCTAAGAATCCGTGTTGCGTACATCCATCACATCCCATATACCCATACACAAAGGTCTTTGTGTCATCGTATATATATACGACATCTCCATTGCCATCAAATCCGTTAGGCTTCATCACGCCTCCGAACATCACATATGGGCTTTGCCCCATTCTTGGATTGTTCCATAAATAATGAAGATAATCCTTCAGTGATTCATCATAGAATTTTGCTCTGTTTTCTGAGCTACTCGTGTTAAAACCATCAGCTTTTCGGTAAGCAACGTTTTCCAAATAATACATATCCTTCTCTATGTCGCTACAATGTGCTTCGCCGTTCCTGCGGCACAAATGCAATGCATAAGTGAAGTTTCCTCTTGAGTAATTCCAATCTGGCGGCAATCCACAACAACACCCATTTGAACAGGTTTCCTTGAAATGAGCGTCAGAAACATAAAATCTCATGCCTAATTTGTCGCACAAAGATTTCATCTCCTTCACATATTTCTCTTTTATTTTCCTGTTAAGCCTTAAATATCCAGATCCATGCGAATGTTTCCTATAAAAATCTACAATGTCAAATCCACAGCACTCGCTAATCGTTTGATAATGCTCTTTCGCATGGTTAACAGCTCTTCCTTCCAAACAAAAGAATTCCGTTGTTACTGCATCTGCCCCCGCATCATGGGCGGCAACAATCAAATCTTTATAATCTTTTGACGAAACGCCGATTATAAACGGCCTGAGCCTTAATGTTGCACCGCCATTATTTAATTTCGTGTATTCGTGCATTGCCTTCAGTCTTTCTTTTGGGCTTGGAACTCCTGCTTCAATTTTTTTCGCCTTTTCCTCGTCCAACGTTATAATACTGAATTTCATATTCCAGTTGTCCTGTCCCCTGAACAACTCCCTGTATCTTTCATCAAAAAACACCCATGCAGATTTAGTGCTAAAACATATCGGATAATTTATTTCTTTGAAAAACTTCAGTAATTCAAGGGTTACACCATACTTCTTTTCGAAGCCGTCAAACTGGTCGGACAGGCCACCCCACTGCAAAACACGTTTTGTGCTAACATAATCCCAAAATTGACTACTTTTCGGCTCTGTAAATATCCGTTTAACCTTATCGACATTAACGCTTCTAACACGTTTTGCAACGTAAGCACCTTTCGACTTACCAACATTCCTTTGATATTGCGAAAAACAATATACACAACCGAACGAACAGTTACTGTATGTATCAAAAGTCATCGGCATTGTGCAATCCGTCAGCTCTCCGCTCCATCTTGGAGACCCGTAGTCATTTCTTATCTCGTCACTCATCCCATTCCCTATTTCTTTTAACAGCAAGTGCTTGCATTCTGTGGTTTGTTAACTTGTAATCATCATCATTCGGTAATGGCATTGTTGTTTTCCCTGACTTGTCAGGCAACAGCCCGACTCTTAATGGAACAACATTACAAATATTACACGGATGAAATCCTCTATCGTTTTGCATGAGCCTTTTTCTGGCCGCTTCAAGCCGTGGGTGGTAGTATGCTTCTTCGAAAGTTGCACAGTCCTTCATGTTTGTAACTGGATATTCTCCCCTGAAATCATTGCAACATATAGCGACATTTCCATCCCATCTAATAAAAAAGTCCCTAAAAATAATACTGCACTTCTTTTGAAGCGGTTCTTTCAACGGAGGCATTCCTGCGCCGCAATGATTGCACAATTTCCTGTTAACAGCTTTCCCTTCAGCTTCTATTGGGCTTGATATTATTACACGTTTTCTTTTTTCTTGCCTGTTAAAAAGAGGAACCCCTTTATCAAGCAAATCAATTTTATAACGATTTATATCAGGCAACGCAAATATCATCTCTTTAATCCGATTGTCTGAATATTCATCAAACATTATTGCATCGCCACCGCTTTGAAAGTATTCCTTCAATAAACTTTTTTTCTTTAAAAACCCATACCCGTTTGTAAACATAGTAATATGTGCCTTCGGGATAAAATCATGCAAGACACCTACAAACAACGGCATTTGTTTGTGCAGGCTCGGTTCTCCATGTCCTGCAAGCAATATTCTTCCCCTGTAATTACAATCCCTTAAAAGCTCTGCGATATGGCAAATTGTATCTATATCCATATAATGGAATTTTTTCTCTATCCCATTTGTGCCACAAAAGTAGCATTTTCTATTACATCCTTGAACAAGTTCAATCTGCACGCAAAAAGGATAATATTGCTTCACCCGAAAACCTTCTTTCTTTTCACATCGTAAACTGCTTCAAGAGGCATTGTTTCACTGCTAAGCCCTGTTATCTTTCGGTATTTTGTGAAGTCAATATCCGAGAATTTATAGCTACCATCATCAAATTTAAACGGAATTCTAAGATAGTCTTTCATCGGGTATTTCATAATACAGCTTTCTTCGTAGTTTGCAAGTTGTTTACGGTTACTATCGTTCCGTATAACACTGTTCACAGAATCATCTATAAATGAGTAAGCCAAACATGGTATATTGAAAAACGATCCTTGTTTCTTTGCAATTTCCGCAACAAACCCAACATCGTCCCCTGTTGGATCGAACATCAAATTTCTTCGAATTCCGTTGTCTTTTAATAACTGTGCGTTCACATACATGACCTGTCTTGGGGTTGCCCCTTTATTCGTAACATATGCCGTCTGTGTATTTGCGTATTGATTAGCGAACCTTACACGCCTGAAATTTCCAAGGAAACAATTATGTAAACCGAAAGCAATTTTTGCTATTTCATATCCTAGCCTGATTATTCTTCCACAATCTACTTCTCCAGATTTCGACAGACAGGGCTTTCCTTCTTCGGAGAGAGTTACAGTCTTCAGATCAGTTATGTCATCATCAACATCCATAAAATATGGTTTTTTCAATTCATCGGTTACAAAATCGCATATATACTGCCTTGTCCCTGCTAAACCATTTACCTGCGGAAGAGGAACAATGTTTACTGTCGGAAAGCTGTTATTATATTGTTCAACCTGTTCTTTCCTTACAAATACATAAGTGTTTTCCTGAATTTGTTTATCGCACTTTTCTATAATTTTTACGATGGTCTTGTTTTTCTTCCTGTCGTATCTTTTGTACGACGGAATGCATATAGGGCAAATCTCACTTGCTTCCTTTAGAAGCCAGTCCATCTTTTCTACGGTAAACATATACCACCCTTCTATTCTCCGTTCTCGTCAATTAAATCCGCAACGTCATACACTACGCCTAATTCTTTTTCTGATTCTGTATTCAGAATGCTTCTAAGGAAATTTTCTTCTTCCTGTGTCCTGTAAACGAGGATGACTCTTTTTGTAACTATGCTCTCTGCTCTACTAGCATATTCTTGCAACTCGTCTTTTGTAAGGCCAGACCCTTCTAAAGGCTTATATATCTGATGTTCGTTGCTTTCACCTGACCATTCCACTCCTTCATGATTATCTTGATGTTGAGCATCATTCACATCATGAACAAAAAGATTTCTGCCGCTTGCTTCTTCTTCGTCATCAACAGTCAGTTCCAATATTTCTGCTTCAGTGAAACCGAAATCCGTCATATCTAATTCGAGAGACTCTAATTCAAGCTGTAACAGCTCTAAATTAAAGTCACTGTTCATGGTGAGTTTATTATGTGCAATGTTATAGGCTCTTCTCTGCTCGTCCGTAAGATGATCCAAACGAATAACAGGGACAATATCGATCCCCATTTCGTTAGCGGCGATATATCTGCCGTGACCTTCTACAATTTCGCCGTTCCAGATAGCGATTGGGTCATCAAACCCGAATTCCTTAATACTGTTTTTTATCTGCTCAATTTGCTCCGCAGGATGTCTTTTGGCATTGCCCGCATAAGGCTTGATTTCTTCAATTGGCAAATATTCGATTTTTAATTCCATTTTTACCCCCTTATAAAAAGTGAGGAGGGGCAGGTGCTATACCCACCTCTCCCCTGTAAAGAAAGAAGAAAAACTATGATAAGTTGCAAGACCAGTGTTGGGAATCGAACCCAACAGAAGTCACCGCAGTGCAAGGAAAGTCGTTATAAACACCGCTCGTTCCGACAGCCAGTCACCGATAGGGAAGGGAGTTTTCGGCACTCCCTGAGCCGTTGAAAGGAAAACAACAAAATGAACATCACAAAAAGGCATATGGAGCGGATTTGAACCACTCGACCCGACCTAATCGGTACATTCCCACTCTGTCACATATGCACCAAAGCGACACACTGTGTTATGAGTCCGTTTCTGTCTATCCGTGATGGACTTCACAGCCGCTTTATAAGTGTCGGCACACTCGCCCTCAGAAGCTCCCAAACCAACTTTCGCTTATGGCTCATACTGATGATAATTGGGCTATACAGAATATTGTTTAACTTCCTCACTGCTTCGGAAAGTTGCCTTTAACCAACCAGCTACGCACCATTCGGTGTTTCACTGATCTAAGCAACTGCACAGGGTCTTTCTTACGCTCCTCACCTATGCGATTGGACAACTGGTATATACCTTGCGAGCGTCCTCGCATCCCTCGTCAGGGAAATGGGAAGTACAGGAATCGAACCTGTGACATACAAATAGTCTTGCTGTTCTACCACTGAACTAACTTCCACACCGACTATCACGGCTGAATTGCTCTGATTTCCACAGGACATCGACTTAGGAGGTGTTTTCATGAAAAAATATGTATATTGCTCGTCTTTTCTACATGATACTCCATTTTTCTCCCTATTTCAATTTTTTTCGTGTCATCCCCGAATAAACTTCGGACACTCATAAACCCGATACGAACTATGCTTTGTTGGCTTGGCGTCCCAACCCTTAACAGGTATGAAATCAAGGCTCCAAGAGCATGATCCATATGCTTTCTTACAATACCAACAAAGTGAATCTATGCTACCTATGGCATTTTTCCTTTCGCTTAATGATGGCCTACCTTTTGGCTTAGTCATTCTCCCTTCCTTTCATGTAATCACCTTCCTGTTGATCCTACTCCACCATCACGCTCACCAGAGGCATGGTCATCGGTTGTTATTCCATGCAAGGCAAAAATTCCTTGGATGATTCTTTCTCCTGCCTTGAACTTGGCTACGTGGTCATCCATATTGGTCAAGGCAATCAACATATCTCCTTCGTTGTTTTTGTTTCCGTGGTAGTCGCTATCTATTACTCCCGTCTGGTTTGACATTACAACAGATTGCCTGATACCCACGGACGATCTTATGTACAGTTCCAAGTGCCATGATTCCATTTCGTCTGGAGCAAAATATGCTTTTATTCCTGTCGGAACTACTACCTTACCTTTCGGAAGAATATGAAAATCTATTGGAGTGCAAATGTCATAACCTGCACTATACTTCGTCTTACGCTCTGGAATTTTAATCTTTTCCCATGCCAATTTCGCTTCTTCCTCTGGTATCCACCCGAAGCCGTTTTTCTTCAGATCGTTTTTGAATGTTTCATAGGTTACTTTTTCAAATCTCATTTAATAGCCTTTCTGTTGTATTCTGCACTTCTAAAAATAACTACCATGGAAGGGAATGGTGCTGAGTTTTTTGCATCACCAAACTTCAACCTTCCACGAATAAACCTTATTTCTGCCCTGTGATAAATATAGTCATGAAACCACTTTGTATCTGTCCTCGCAGGAATAAGCATGACTACAATCGTGTCCTCTTTTCTGCTTTCCTTATAGCACTTTTTAACCCATCGGCCTATCTGTCTGCCATAAGGGGGATTGCAGAACACGTTATGCCCCCCCCAATTTTTGGAAATTCCATCTTCTTCCTTGGTGAAGTATTTTTCGCAGACATGGTTTTCAGGTGATGCACAGGGATCTAAGTTAAAATCGAACTCCTCATTCAGCTGCCGGAATAATCCCGGTGGTGTCGACCAATCTTCTGTTTTGCTTGAAAACAATACTCGATTCATGCTAATCTTTCTCTTCCATCTCCTTTCCATGCTCTTTATCTATAACCTCGCTAATAATTCTTGTCTGACTCGGGTAAATATTGAAGGTGCAATTACGAGCGTTCTTAATCATGACATTAGCAGGAAACTCATTCAGTGCATCTGCAAGGTTTTGCGTTTCGTCAGCCAGTTCTCTTGTTTTCTCCGTAGCTTGTTCAATCTGTTCCGTATCTACTTCTGCCTTAATTTTTATATTCTTATCTATCATCTTCCATCTCCTTCCTATACTGCCTACGCTCTCTCTTCTTAGCTATCCGCTTATTAGCTTTTTTGGCTTTTGCCCATCCCCTGTGGTTGTTAGCCCAACAGGCATAACGATGTTCAAATTCATCCATCCATATGTCATTGAATCTCTTGTAGATGCTCTGCTTTTTCATCTTCCACACACCTCAACTTATTCAGCTTTCTATGACTTGCAAAATCCACTACAAGATCATGCTTCTTACATTCTGCCTGACCTAAGTCCCACAATTGACCGCCTGACCTGAGTGGCTCATACTTGATGTGGAAGTGCGTGCAATCTTTACATATCATCCGCTCACCTCATTTCAATCATACAACTCCCTCCACATTGC